TTTATTGGCAGTTACGGCTTCAGCAAATAGTGATTTAACATACTTGGTTTCATACGAATTAATGAAAGACGCTTAATAAGGAGTAATTAACTATGCCTACTAACGGTGGACTCATAGGTAAAGAAACACACATCAAAAAGGTTGCTTCTAATGTTACCACTACGTTCAACTCATCTGGAACACTACAATCAGCAGGTGCCCTAAAAGCAGACATATTAGTTGTTGCTGGTGGTGGCGGAGGAGGAGTTTCAGGTGGAGGTGCTGGTGGCATGAGAAACTTAACTAGTCAAATTTTACCAGGAGAAAATGTAAGTATCACAGTTGGCGCTGGTGGTGCAGGTATACAATCAAGAAGTACAGCAATACCTACAGGTTCATCTCAAGGTGGTAATTCTTCAACTATCGCAAGTCCTTCAGCAACTTTGTATTTAGCAACCGGAGGCGGTGGCGGTGCAAACGATAACCCAGGTGGCGGTGGTGGACCAGGCGGTGATAATGGTCCTGCTGGCGGTCACGGCGGNGATGGTGGTTCAGGTGGTGGTATGTCAAATACTACTTCAAATGGTGCTGGTTCAGGTAATGAAGGTAGTTTTAGTCCAGTCGAAGGTCATGACGGAGGTGATGTGAATGACGCTGCTGGTACACACGGCGGTGGAGGTGCTGGTGAAGCAGGAGATACTGACGGACAAGCACACGGCGGTGATGGTGCACCATCTACGATATCAGGCTCTGATGTTACATATGCAGGTGGAGGTGGGGGTGGTCAAGCACCTTATGTTCCACAAAGTGCAGGCCCTGGTGGTACTGGAGGAGGAGGCGCAGGCGCAAATCATCCAAATGGTACTGGTACTAGTGGTACAGCAAATTTAGGTGGTGGCGCTGGTGGCGGTTCAAATGCACCAGGTGGTAATGATGGTGCTGGTGGTACTGGCGGATCAGGCGTTGTAATAATAAAAGAATTAGCAGGTACTTATGCACCTGGTATACACTCAATGAATGATGTGTATGAACAAAGAAAAGATGGTAATTGGGGAAGTTAAACATGGCACATTTTGCAGAATTAGACGAAAACAATGTAGTATTAAGAGTTTGTGTTGTAGATAACAATAATGTTCCTTCAGATAAGCACGTTGATGGTGAAACATGGTGTAAAAATTTTTGGGGTGGAACATGGAAACAAACTTCTTATAACAGTAAATTTAGAAAACAATATGCAGGTAAAGATTTTACCTATGATGCTACAAAAGATATTTTTATAGCACCTAAACCTTATGCTTCTTGGACTTTAGATGNTGATAATGATTGGGAATCACCAATATCAAAACCTAGTGATGACAAAACAAATGGTGGCGATAAAGTTTATACTTGGGATGAAAGTGCTTATCAAGCAGATAATACAAAAGGTTGGGTTGAACAAACATAATGGCAATTAACAGAAACAACGGTGGTCTAATAGGAAAGGCAAATAAAACTTCTAATGGCGGTAATGCTGTTACTACTTTTACAGCGTCAGGAACTTTTACAGCTTCTAACAACACAAATGAAGTTGATGTATTAGTTCTNGCAGGTGGCGGATCTGGTGGTGCTTCTACATCTGGTAGTATTATGGCAGGTGGTGGAGGTGCTGGTNGTTTTCAAGATATAAAAAGACAAAAAATTAANCCTGGAGATAGTTTTGCTGTAACAGTTGGCGCTGGAGGTGCAGCTGCACCAGCACCAGGAAGTTCAGATGTTCAAGGTAACGATGGAAGTAATTCAGTTTGGGCAAACCCTTTAAGTCCTATAACTTCTACCGGAGGCGGTGGAGGTGGAGGTGGCGAAGATAACGCAAAAGATGATGGTCGTCCTGGTGGATCAGGTGGTGGAGCAGCATATGCTTATAACGCTGGTTCTACAAAAGGTGATGGAACTGCTGGTCAAGGAAATGATGGCGGAGTATCATCTCTACTAAACGGTGGTGGAGGTGGTGGTGCAGGTGCTGCTGGTGGTGCTGGTGGAACTGCTACAGGCCCTGACGCAGGCGGTGATGGTGGTGCAGGTTCTCCATCTACAATCACAAATCAAGCAAGAATATATGCTGGAGGCGGTGGTGGCGCCTCTTACGGTAAAGGAACAGGAACTTCTGCTCCTGCAGGAGGAGCAGGTGCTCAAATGTATCATGGACAAGGTGGTGCTGGAGGCGGTGGATTTGGAAATCACGCACCTCATCCTTCTGCACATCCTACTGGAGGTGCTTCAGGTGCTGGAGAAGCACAAACTGGTGGTGGCGGCGGCGGTGGTGCTGGTGTTGCACCAGGTTCAGTTGGNNCTGATGGTACNGGTGCTGCTGGAGGTTCTGGTNTTGTTATTGTAANAGAAAANAATAAAGCAACTGGTGTATTTAATATGAATAGTCAGTATAATTCAAATANANCAAATCAATGGCCTTCAGAACAAACTTATCAAGTTTCTAATTCGTTAATGCTTAATACTGNTGATAGTGCATATCTTAATTTCAAAGATACATCAAATGCTGCAGGAAATACAGGACTTAAAAAATATACAATAAGTGCATGGTGTAAATTATCTCAAGGATTTGGTGCTTCAAGTAGATGGTTATTTGGTGCAGGATCAGCTAGTGGTGATAATGATTATGTTTTATGGACATCTAATGATGTTTTAAAACACTCTTTCGATACTGAAGGTAGTGGTAATATTCAATGGGCAGCTAAATTTAGAGATCCATCAGCATGGTCCCACGTAGTTATTGCCGTTGATACAACTCAGGCAACTGCTGCTGAAAGAGTAAAAGCATATGCAAATGGCGTTGTGTTGAGTACATCATCGGCATCATATCCTAGTCAAAACTATGTTACATCATTTGGTAAAGGTCAAATAGATCATAGAATAGGCGCAAGAGCCTACTCAGCAACAGGTCATTATGGTGGATACATTTCTGAATTTAATTTTATTGCAGGTCAAGCATTAGGACCAGGTCATTTTGGTCAAGTTGATCCTGATAGTCCTAACACATGGATACCAAAAAAGTACAATGGTGCTTATGGTAATATGGGTGCTTACTTAGAATTTAAACAATCAGGTGTTGGTACTGGTAGTGCAAGCACGATAGGTGCAGATACAAGTGGTAATACTAATCATTACACTTCAACTAATGTTGCAACAACCGACCAAATGACAGACACCTGTACAAATAATTTTTGTACTATGAATCCCATAGATGTTGGGCAAGGTCATAGTACATTAACCTTTTCTGAGGGTAGCCTAAAAATTGTTAAATCAACCACAGAGTCTAACCCAGGTGAGGGTGATAGAGTAGGTAGTAGTATAGGATTAACAACAGGAAAATGGTATTGGGAAGAAAAACTAACGACAAATGCTGATGGAAATTTTAATGGTATTTTTAATGACCATCTAGGTGGAGAAGGTTTATACCATGATAACTATGCTTATACTTACTATCCAGAAGGAAATAGTAGTAACTCACAAATATATAGAAGAATAGAGGACGACCAACTAGGTTATGGAGTTTCTGATTCTGATTCTTGGTCAGATGGTGCAATAAAAATGTGTGCTTTAGATTTAGATAATGGCAAATGGTATATTGGAAGAAATGGATCATGGACTAATAATAATAATGCAAGTGGTGGTACAGCAACAAGTGGATCAGCATTTAACCAAAATGCTATCGCAGGTTTCTTTTCAATACCATCAGCAGCAAACGGTGGTTTTTGGAGAGTATTATTTAGTCCATCGGGAGGCACAGCAGCAAACACTACTGAGTTTAATTTTGGTAGTCCAGCTTTTGCAATATCAAGTGGTAATGCTGATGCAAATGGTCATGGTAACTTTGAGTATGCAGTTCCTAGTGGGTTTTACTCAATATGTACAAAAAACTTAGCACAATACGGATAAATAGTAATATGGCATATACAACAATAGACGATCCAGAAAAACATTTTAATACTAAAATTTATACTGGTAATTTAACTCAAAGACCTGTAGTAGGATTAAATCATCAACCAGATTTTTTATGGTTTAAAAATAGAGATACAACAAACTCTCATAATATATTAGATAGTACAAGAGGAACTGACGAGAAACTTGAAGGTCCTGATAACACAAACCAAGCTGCTAGCACATCAACAAGACTTGACTCATTCGATTCAGATGGATACACAGTTGAAACTGATCCCTCAGTAAATGGTAATGGCGACCAAATGGTTGTGTGGTCTTGGAAAGCAAATGGGGGAACAAGAACAACTAATTCTGAAAGTGGAAATAATCCTGCAGGCGGTTATCAAGCAAATACAACAGCAGGATTTTCTATTGTAGATTATGTTGGTACAGGCGCAACAGGAACTATGGCTCATGGTTTAGGTGCAATACCTGATATGATTATTTTTAAAGACAGGTCAGAAGCCGCGGCATGGATTGTATATCACAAAAACATAGGAAATGGTGGAGGTCTAAAATTAGATACGAATGCTGCTAAATTTACTGAATCTACACTTTTTAATAATACAAGTCCTACCTCTAGTGTTTTTACTGTTGGTAGTGCTAATAATATAAATAAAAATGATAATAATTTTATAGCATATTGTTTTACAAGCATACAAGGATATAGTAGGTTTGGTAAATATACTGGGAACGGTAATGCAAATGGCACATTTATTTACACAGGCTTTAAACCATCGTTCATAATGTTCAAAGCAACAGCAGGAACTGAAAATTGGGGAATATTTGATAATAGAAGAAATACGCAACAAGGAAATCCAAGAGATATATATTTATTACCTTCTGTTGGAAATGCTGATTCATCTGAGTCTGATTCAGTAGATTTCTTGTCAAATGGTTTTAAGTGGAGAATAGACTCTGGTTTTAGAAACGATAATGGTATTGAATTTGTATATATGGCATTTGCTGAATCGCCTTTTGTAACCTCTAATGCTGCACCAGGAAATGGTGCGTTCTAAAATGTTTATAAATAGATATAGAAGGAGTAATTAAAATGTGGGCATATATAAAAGATGGTGCAATAAAACAGACAAATAATAATCAAACAAGATTAGAGATTAATCCTGGTTCTTATTTTCCTGTTAAATATGCAAATGAGTGGACAAAAGAACAAAAAGAAGCATACGGTGTTTATGAGGTTGTGGTTGATCAAACCAACTATAAAGATCCAGAATACTATGTTAATACAGATTCTACTTTTACTTTTTCAGATGGTGTTGTTAAAGAAACTTGGGGCACAGCTACAGCAAAATCTTTAGTAGATGTAAACTTTACAGCTCAAGATGAAACAGACGGACTAGGAACTGAAGGTGAACTTAAAAAACGTGGTTTAACATATAATCATAAACAATCAGTTTCAAGTCAAGCATATACTCTTTTACTACCTTCAGATTGGTACGCTGCTAGAAAAGCAGAAGCAGGCACAGCAATACCTACAGCAATCGCAAATTATCGTGCTGCTGTAAGAACAAAGGCTGCAGATATGCATACAAAGATTGACGCTGCTGATACTACTGCTAAGTTGATTGCTTTATATGTTTATACTGGAGATCCTCTCACTAGACCTTTAGGTGAATGGCCTGATCCTGTAGAATAAAATTTACACTACTACATTATAGAAAGGTGATTATAACATGAATTTACAATACTACTATTGGTTTTTTCAAGCCGCAATTCCACCTAAAATTTGTAACGACATTATCGAATATGGTAAATCTCAGCAAGAGCAAATAGCTGTTACAGGTAATCGTGATCCTAACAACTTAAATAAAAAAGATATCAAAGATTTATCTAAAAAAAGAAAATCAAATGTAGTTTGGATGAATGATAGATGGATATATAAAGAAATACAACCATATATTAACATGGCAAATCATAATGCAGGATGGAACTTTGAATGGGATCATTCTGAATCTTGTCAATTTACAAAATATAAACTAAATCAATTTTATGACTGGCATTGTGATTCATGGGATAAGCCATATGATAAACCTGATGATCTTCATAGACATGGTAAAATAAGAAAATTATCGTGTACTGTAAGTTTATCAGATAGTAATGAATATGAAGGTGGTGATTTTGAATTTGATATGAGAAATACTTATAATGGATCAAATGAACCATATGTATGTAATGAGATAAAACCAAAAGGATCAATCGTAGTGTTTCCGTCTTTTGTGTGGCATAGAGTAAAACCAGTAACCTCTGGCACACGGTACTCACTTGTAATCTGGAATTTAGGACAACCTTGGAAATGAATAATAATTATAAAGTAATAAAAGAAGTGATATCAAAAGAGTTGGCAGATTTTGTTTACTCTTATTTTTTGATGAAAAGAAATGTAGCAAGAAAAATGTATGATGACAGGTATATATCACCTTTCAATCACGATCATGGAGTTTGGAATGATTCGCAAGTTCCTGATACATACTCTCATTATGCTGACATAGCAATGGAAACATTACTTGAAAAATTAGTTGAACCTATGTCAAAAGAAACAGGATTAAAGTTGATACCTACTTATTCTTATGCCCGTATCTATAAAAAGGATGATACATTAGAAAGACATAAAGATAGNTATTCNTGTGANGTTTCNATGACNATGAATTTNGGTGGNGACCCATGGCCAATATANTTAGAACCATCTGGTGAAACAGATAAAGAAGGCGTCAAAGTAGATTTAGAACCTGGTGATGCTTTAATTTATAGAGGTTGTGAAGTTGAACATTGGCGTAAAGCATTTGAAGGTAAAAACTGTGGTCAAGTATTTTTACATTATAATGACGCTTCTGGTGAAAACGCTGAAGAAAATAGATATGATACTCGACCGTTTTTAGGACTACCTTCATGGTTTAAATCTTGATTATATTATAAATATAAGAAAAACACTTTAATAAATAGGGATTCGACTAATGGCAACNATACAAAACATAACTATTGACCAAGACGCCGACTATACAGAAACTTTAACTATTAAGGATTCTGCTGGGGATGTTGTAGATTTAACTGGACAAACAGTAACAAGTAAGTTAAGAAAAACTCATTTATCAAGTAGTGCTACATCATTTACAACAGCGATTGTAAGCGCAACAGCAGGAACTTGTTCTATTACANTAACAGATACGGTAACATCAGCACTAACTGAAGGACGATACGTTTGGGATTTAACAACGACAACTAGTGCTGGATTAATTACAAGAAGAATAGAGGGAAGAGCTACGGTAACTCCAAGCGTAACTAGATAAAGTTATGGATATTGATGTTGATATTGAGAAACAAATTGCTCAATTGCAAGAGGGTAGATTAAATGGTACAATAAAACCTATTGGAAATATATCGATTGATCCTGATAAACAATTAAAAGAATGGAATTTAGAAAAAGGTCTTAAAGATTTTTTATCAAATGTTAAAATCGAAAAAGAAGATTTAGGTAAAAAAATTGCTGAAGAAGAAAGAAAGATAAGTGCTTTAGAAGGACTATTTTCTCAATTAACAAAAACAAAAAAACCTAAAAAGAAAAAAGAGTTACTAGCAGAACCTGAAAAACCAAAAGTAGAACCTGTAAAAGAAGAAGTAAAACCTATTACGATAGATCCTGTAAANGAGAATATTGTTATTGANGAAAAGGCACGAAAAATTGTTTTTGAAAAATACGGTAATCTTAATCAAGGGTTTCCTNTACCACAAGAAATACAATCAGATCCAGACATTATAAAAAAAGTTCAAGCACAAATTTCTGAAATGAAAGTTGCGAATGAATTAGAAAAAGAAAAAATGACTAGTCTAAGGTCTATTGATACTCTAGAAAAACTTACTAGAGAATTTTTAAACTTTAAAAATGTAACAAGTTTACAAATGTCAACTATTGGTGGTGGTGGTTCTGTTAATGTACTTGATAGTGATGACATTGATGATTCAGATATTGCTAATGAAAAAATATTAGAATATAATTCATCAACTGGAAAATTACAATTTGTTGCTCAAGGTGGTGGCACAGGAAATGTAACTATTCCTGATGGAGGTACGATAGGAAGTACAAGTGATACGGATGCTATAACAATAGACGCTTCAGGTAATGTTACAATCGGACAAAATTTAACAGTTTCTGGTACAACAACAACTATTGATTCAAACACTATTAATATTACTGATTCTTTTGTATTTGAAGGTTCAACTGCTGATGCTCATGAAACTACTCTTAATGTGGTTGACCCTACAGGAGATAGAACAATAACTTTACCAAATGTTTCAGGTAATGTTCCTGTTTTAGCGGCTGCAAGCACAACACAAATTACATCAACACCAGAAGAATTAAATTTAGTAGATGGTATCACAGCAGGAACTATTTCTGCTTCACTAGCAGTTATCGTGGACTCTAATAAAGATATCACAGGTTTTAGAAATGTAACTTTGACAGGTGAGCTAGACGCTGCTACAGGAGATTTTTCTGGTGATGTTGATATAGACGGTACACTTGAAGCAGACGCCATTACAGTAAACGGTACTACACTTGCAGAATTTATTTCTGATACTACTGGTGCTATGTTTAGTAGTAACACAGAAACAGGTATTACAGCAACATATCAAGATGGTGATAATACAATAGATTTAGCGATTGCAGCAGCACAAACAACAATCACATCTTTACTTGCAACTGATATAAAAATTGGTGAAGATGACCAGACTAAAATAGACTTTGAAACTGCTGATACAATCAATTTTTATGCAGGAAATGAAAAACAACTAATACTTACAGATGGTGCTTTAACTCCAGGTGCTGATAATATTTTAGACCTTGGTAGTAGTGGTGTAGAATTTAAAGACGGATACTTTGATGGTACGGTAACTGCTGACGCCTTTGCAGGTCCTTTAACAGGTAATGTAACTGGTAATGCATCCGGAACAGCGGCTACAGTAACAGGTGCAGCACAATCAAATATTACTTCTTTAGGAACTCTAACAACACTTACTGTTGATAATGTAATTACTAATGGTACAACGATAGGACACACGGATGATACTGATTTAATGACGTTAGCAGACGGTATACTGACGGTTGCTGGAG